CACCACGAAAGGAGAGAAGTCTCCCCTGATCTCAACAGCCGTGATTGTGGCGGTAGTGTCCTGCCAAATCTCTACAGTGTGAACAACATTATCCAGCAAGGATCTGAAGGTGTAGTAGTATTTTTTCTGAAGACTCATTATCGTGTGTTTTTAATCTTACGTCCGAAATTATTAAGCACTCCTACAAGTTGAGTTCCTTCGACCCTAAACACAACTTCTCCACCTGAGCCGCCTCCACCGTTTGCCATTGCAAAAAGCTGGCCCTGTTGTGATTGGTTCAGGACCATTTCACCAGAGTTCAACCTTGCTACAACATTGTCACCTGAGTAAGAGTCTCCATCAACTATGCCACCATTGGCAAACTTGTTTTCTTGTAGTTGGTTTGCATAGTTCTTCACAACAGCCCCGGCAATCATTAAGCCTATACCCGCTGCAATTGCTGCAAATGGATTGGCAAAGGCTTTTTTAAAGGCTTCCATCGTTATGCCATAAGCCACAACAGCAGCTCCCATCTGTTGCAGGAATGATCCTACCGAGCTAAGTATGCCGGCAAAGAATCCACCGAAGCCACCGTCTCCGGTGATCATGTCCGCTATGCCCTGCGAGAAAGAAGCTGCAACAGACTGCATACCTTGTGAGAACATATCATTCAGGCTGTTCATAAAATCCTTTGCGTCCTTCAGTTGTTCTGCATAGGCTTGTCTTGCCGCTGTCTGATCTTCGCCAAGTGGAGACATTGCTGTCACTGCGTTTGGTTTTGCAACTGCGACATTGCCAAACTGCCCGAACTTTGCAGAGGCTGACTGATTAGGAACATTGAACTGTGCAAGCTCTTTATCGTTTGCTATAATTTTATTTTGTTCTTCTATGTATTTCTGAAGAGCGGAGGTGCTTTCTTTTACGGCACCCGTGTGTTTGTCCGTTTTATCTTTAAGATTTCCCAACTCCACTACCATGATATCCATAGCATCTGAAGCAGTGGTAAACTCTTCCAGCATTGCCTGCCTTTCGTCATCCTTTACACCTTCTTTCCTGACTCCGTTCAGATCAAGCTGTGCATCAAGTCTTTTCTTTAATCCTAAAAGATATTGATTTGTTGAACCTATTTCAAGTTGTTTCAGTTCTTTCTCACTTGCTCCCCTGGCTTTGGCAAGTTTCAACATCTGTTCATTGTCATGCTTCATCTTTGTAAGACCTCTTTGCAGATCATACTCAGCAAGCCCTTGCTTTTCTGCTGCTTCCCTTGCATCATTGTGAGCACCTACAAGCATGTATATCCCCGCTGTGATAGCAGCAACAACCACAACAGCGGCTCCTATGGTACCAATGACAACAAGCAGTGAAGCATTGTAAGCCCACTGTGCTGCTGTAGCGGCCCAGGTTGCCACTGTCTGAGCTGCTGTTGCAACTGTTTCTTTAATCCTGATAACTAATGATTGTAGCACCTTGTCTCCCAGCATAGCCTGAAATTCACCAAGCCCCTGAACTGCACCCATCACACCCACCATTGTAGCTTGATATTCCGCTGCCTGCTTCTTATCCATCCCGAAGACCATAGCAAGACCAAGACCCGCCTCAGCCATTCCAGCAAAGCCTCTTACTCCTTTAGCAGCAAGATCACCAAACTCAGTACCCATGCCTTTCTGCATAGCCCTCAGATCCCCAAACTCATCAGTGAGAAGTCCGATCTGTTTATTGATAGCTGCAATTTCTTCTTTGCTTTTCCCTGCGAATGAGATGTTCCTGAGTTCTCTCAGGTTTTTCTTCATCTCACCAATACCCATCTGAGAAATATCTTTGAAAGCTTTGATAGTTTCTTTCGAAGCCCCACCAATAGCTTGCTGAAAATCTTTTGTATCTTTTATTGCATTGTCTATCCCTGCATTGAAGCCTGAAGCGTTCAGGGTAAGAGCTGTCTGCAAACTCATTTTTGAGGGCATAGTCTATTTGTATTTGTTGACGTTATCTTCTAAGGATTTTATAATTGCGCTGCTTATAATTTCAAAGGCTTCTTTTTGTTTGGACTGCACAGCTGCATAAAAAAAGTTAGTACCCTTCATTGCGCCTGTGCGGTGCTTGCTACCCAGTTTAGACTTACTCACTTTTGATGTTGAAGTGTTGTAATAGCTCCGCTCTTTTGTGCCCCACTGAATCCACCTCAGTTTATATCCCTCTTTTGTTACACCAACTTTCACCCCTCCTAATTCGTTTGCGTTCCTTGCTTTGTAATTATCTACTCTGAAAGCCCGTGAGTAATAGCTGTAGTTTGTTTTACTTTTAAATTTGCGGGCTGCAAAAAGATTTCTCTTTGCTTCATCATTGATCACCCTGCCAGCGGCCTGCAATCCATCAATCACAACCTTTGACTTTAGAGCTGGATTCAACCCTTTAAGCATTTCAATCATTTGCTTTGCGTTGGTGATACTCATTCCGGTTTCCATATCTCACCTTCTCCTTTTACAAATTTGTCATAACTGGCCTGCATATCCGCTTTCAGGCTTGCCATTTCTTTAGTTGTTAACTTCCGGGACTCAGGCACCTTTGTCTTTTCCCAGGCAAACGTGATCAGCTCTGAGGGCTTCTTTACCTTCGCACCTTGCACCCTTGCATTTACAAAAGCCCCAAATCTTACTTGCTCCCATTCATTGCGGTAGTCAGCATTGAATCTCTCCATCACTGCCTCAACCTCCGTTATGGTCATCTCATCGAGAAAATAGGCCGGTGCAATTCCGCAATCATAAACCATAAACCCATAAAGCTCTTTAACACTTAACGGGTCTCTGTTTTTTTTTTAGCAGCTACAGCCTTCTCAGGTTTTGTGAGTGAGTACATATATTTGTGGAGTGCTGGCAGGATGTCAGAGTCTTCATCCAGGCAGTCAAGAAACTGATCAAAGGAATAATTGAAGTTTTCCGGATTGTTGGCAAGCAGTAAGGCATAGTACATCATAAGCCCATCAGTTAAACTTGTATTAGCTGCATAAGCGTTCTTGCCTGATAGCTTTTCAAACTCCAACAAAGCCCTGAAGCCTTGCTTTATTTTGTATTCAGTTCCTTTAATTTTTATAGTCTGGTCCATAGGGTTTGGGTTTTATTTTAAATACTACACGCCTGAAATAAATACATAAAAAAAAGCGGACCTCACAGCCCGCTCTCTCCATTCACCCCAAACCCGAAATTATGCGTTGACAAGTGACCCGGTACCTTGTAAGGTAACTGAGTAAGTCGTTGTGTCGTTGTCAGGTGCGTTAACTGATATTGCAGTTATGATAGCCTGCCCTGTGAATTTCTTTTTCGTTGCATCGTTGGTTTGCGCTCCGGCTGCTCCGGTTGCTGCACCAAACACCATTGTGATAGGTGTACGTGCTATCTGCAAAGCATACAGCTCGTCTATTGAGGTTGTTGATACTGTTCCTGTCAGCACTTCCGTGTAGAGAGCATCGGTCCCGGCTGACCATCCTAAGCGGCCTGCTGAGTATTCTTTCCAGTAGCCACCATCCTTTGAACTGATCTCACGTGTATCAGTATTGATTTCCAACTTTGCAGCTGTAGAGAATGCGATTGGTAGGCCTGTTGTGACAAAGAGCATCATGTCTCCGCCGTATGCTATTTTTAAGGGTTCTGTTGCCATGGTCTTGTTTTACTTTAAATACAAGCAGGCTTCAGATTTTTACACGCCCCGAAAACTGAAATTAAGATATTGCACGTAGGCTGAATTCTCCCATGCTTCAGATCCGTTTTCTAATCTGGCTGGCCCAGTCAGTGCATTAAAGACAGCCGTTGAGATGTTGATTGATTCAGAGTACACAGCGGAGGTGACAGTGATGTCTATGCTACTGTCTGAATAGGCAAGTCCGTCTTTTGTACCCTGGTTGTTGAAGCTTCTCGAATAAATGATATAGGGGGCTGTAGTGTTCTCAGGTGCTATCAGCGGGTATATCTTCACTTGTCCCTTACGATCTAAGCCGACTAAGGCAACAAGGGCCTCAGAGGCTTTTAAAAGATCATATATTTGTTTACCTGTGGTTATCATTAGAAAGTGGTTTTTAGGTGTTGTTCTTTGTGGCAGGCTGTGCAGAGTGATTGTAAGTTGCTCCAGTCAAAACCAAGGATCTGCTTTCCGTGTTTCGTGTTTGCTGTTGAGATCGGTGTCTTGTGGTGAACGTCTGCAATATTGCTGACCTTTCCTTTTGCCTCACATATCTCACAGATAGGGTGCTGCTTCAGATATTCAATTCTGAGCTTCTTCCAGGTGACAGTGTTGTAAACAGCGGCATGGTTCTCATTGCCTCTCTTACTGACTGTCTTTCTTTTGTAAACCTTTTTAGCCGGTTTATAGATTGTTGGCATTTTTGTTTATCAATTCAGTTTTATCAGCACTCCCTTTTGAGGACCCGAAGAAATAACTCACAACGGTTGTAAACGCTCCAATCAAAGCACCTATGATCAGCATAACTGCATTTTCATACTTGCCTGAGTAAATCAGATACAACATGACAGCAAAGAATCCTATTGCTATCAATGCACCTAAAGCATACATATAAATTTCTTTTGATTTCATAATTTTATTTTGTTAAAAGGATTGATGTATAAGGTTGCAGCGTATAAGTTGTCACAGATTCATCGGCAAGTGATTTCCACCCAGACAAGCCTGTCACTGTTTTGGCTGTTGTGGTAGCATAGTCAAACAGCAT